TTGTTTAAATTAATTTCAAAAGAATTTGAGAAGTCAAAGTTCTCGGATAGTTTGTCTGTAAAGTTTTTCATTCTTTCTTCTTTTACTTTTAGAATATCAAGGTGTGATCTGTCAATAACGTTTTCTTCTATTGGTAGGTATACTTCTTTTATTTTATTTGAGTCGCTGTACCATAAATAAACTCTTGGTTTGTGGTCTACTTGATCTGCTTTGTGACGAGTCATGCTCCCAGGATTAACCAACCAACGATCATCCATGTGATAAGTGAAAGCATTGTGATTGTCCCCTGTGAGTATTAAATTATATTCGGGAAATTTATGTAGCAAAGCATGGGCCTTCGGTGCTTTTTGTCCCGGCCAGAGTGGTTTGTTTTTAATTACCATTTGATGCGCGACTGCTATATTAGGACTTCCTGCGAGTAGTTGAGGTTTTATTTTTTTGCCATATGGATATGGGAATATTGCAAAGGTGTCTTTATATAAATAAGGTTCGTTCATGAGTAGTGTAATTGTTTTTGAAGCACTGAGTACTCCTATCGCTGCTTTTTCCCATAGTTCTGTTTTGTGGTTTGGTAAATCATGCTGTCCTGGAACTACTATAATGTCAACCCCATAGCACATAGTAATAAACCATCGCTCTAACCAATTAGGCCATTGAGCGTTTTCCCCTAAATCCCCTGCGATTATTACAGGACAGTCATGTTTATTTGCTAAATTTAAAATGAAGTTCATTTTATTCTGTTGAGTTTTTTTAAAATCATCTATCCTACATCTTGGAGTAGTAGCTCTTATATGAATATCAGCACAAAGAACAGCACTCGCTTTTTTTATTCTTGTTCTCATTTAATTCTGCTCCCACAAAGTGGACATTCTTTTGGAGTTATTTTTTTAAGCTCTACTTCGTTTTCTGCTATTATTTTTTCATCGTAAAGTATGTCCTCTTGAGTATCTATTATATCCCTCAATAAGTACTCAAGCTGTTTTTTATCTTTTTGTAATAGGGTGATTTTACCGGACGACTCGTCCAAACGTATAACATAGGTTTCTTTTTTTAAAAAGTCCTGTAATTCACGCTGATAAGCCGTTATTTCACGTATATCTGCAAGGATTTCCTGTATAGCAAATTGCTGACTGGTTAAGGTGGACAGCTTTTGTTCAGCAAATTCAAGGTTCGCAATATCAATTTCCATTTCATCTAAGTTTTCAAACTCAACAAGTTGTTCCTTTTTATCTACTATCGCTTGTTCTATTCGCTTTACTTCAACTCGTTCATTTCTTATTATTGAATTGATATTGGATATGCTTCTATCTATTATTTTGAAATCACAAATTTCATTTATGAACTCCCCTCTTTCCCCAGGCTTCCAACCAATAATAAAGGGTCTTTCAAATTGGTGCTCAAAATTAGTAGGAGTCATGTTTATGAGTTCTTTTACTGCTTCGGGAACTGCTACTCCAAAGGACTTAAATGGTTTTTCGTCGTTTATTCTATACTCATTTCTATTGTTTGTTCTAATTCGTGTCACTTTCCCATTATCAAAAGCGACGGTTGCTTTGGTATCGCCTCCCCAATCACTCCTCATTTCTTCTCCTGAAGGGGCGTTATTAAATACCCAATCAAAAGCTCGTATGATATTACTTTTCCCTGCATCGGTATCCCCAATAATAACGTTCACTCCTTTACAAAATTCAAGCTTCGTGTATTTATGGGATCTAAAATTTTGGAGTTCTATATATTTAATCATGTGGTCTATGCACCTTCATCCATTTATCAGCGAAGTACCCTGTTTTTTTTAAGAGCTTGTACTCTTTTTGTCTTGCTTTTTTAGTTTGACTATTCTGCATTTGCTGCTGTTGTAGTCTACATATTTTAGCAGTGGTCACTTCAACACATCCAATCATATCTATATAAATTAGTATTTCCTCTTCTGTATCGGGAGGGAGTCGTGTTTTAAAATCAATCCACATTGTTTGAAATGCTTCTTTTTTATTCATTTGAAACACACTGCTGGAATTTTTCGTGTCCTATTAATAGCTTTTTTAATATGACTATTCCATACTTGCATGTAGTTATAACTCCCCCTTCCGTAAGTTGCCCAACCTGTTGTACTGGTTAATGAGTGAGGGGGAACTATATAGTAGTTAACTCTTTTCCCATTTTTTAGTACAAGAGTGATTATGGTTGTCTCGGTTGTGTCCATAGTGCATCCAAGAGCAACTATGAGTTGAGCTTTATTTTTTACTATGCATCGTTGTACTATCATTATCTATCTCCACGATCAACTTCAAGTGCAAATCTTGCCAAGCAATAAGCATCGCACAAATTGTCATCGTCAAACTCCTCCCCCCATTTTTTAAATGTCTTTAGGAGTATGAGTTGTTTTTTACAGTTTCCCTTTCCTGGACCAGCGACAAATTTTTTTAATTCTGATGGAGCAACTATTCTTATTCTATAGGTTTTATATAATCGGATTCTCAGGTAGTAATGCAGTGCTCCTAATTGGTATGCTGACGATCCCTTTGACCCAAAGGAAATTCCCTCTATGCAAATAAGAGTCGGTTTGTACTTACGACAGAACTGAGCAACTGCTGTAGAAATACAAGTTATTCGTATTTCTGTTTCTTGTTTAGCAGGAGTTGAAGTTAACAACTGTTCTAATATAGTCGCATTGCTATCAATCGCAACTATCCCCGTTCCTGTCAAACTTGGATCAATACCTATAAACACTTTGCGTCTACTCGTTCTCGGCATCAACTATACCTCGGCTTTCTATTTGGATTTAATTGATCTTCAATTTCCTGCCAGCATTTCCCGACTACTCTTTTTAACTTTCTTTCAAGTCCCCGACTTTCTATTTCTTCAATTAGCTTTTGCTCTGTAGCTCTTATGTTCAACTGCTCTGCGTTGATTGTTTGTTTTGTTTTGGTCCAATACTTCTCGTTTATTAAATACTGAATGCAGGAGCGAATGTCGTCAACTCCATATTTATTATAAATGGAAAATTCAACTTCCCTTGATTTGCCAGTTTCTTTATTTTTAGTCACCTTTACTTTCACTTTCATTCCGATAGTTCTTTTTCTTTTATTAATATCCTTTTTAATTTTCCCAGCTACAGCTAACCATATTTCATGGAAAGCATAGAACTTCAGTGCTCGTCCTCCCGACCTTGTCTTTGTTTCAAAAGACATGGGATTAATATTGTCCCTTGTTTGACTTATAATAATAAGAATTGATTTAGTAGTTTTTAAATGTCTGGTAATATTACGAAGGAGTGAACTGGCTTTTTTGGGAATGGACATAGCATACGTCCCTTTTGCTTTAGTTCCCTTTTTTCTTGCAGCTCTCATTTCAACTACTTTTTCTTATATATAAACGGTTCCTCTTCATCCAGTGCATCCCATAGGTTACAATGAAAATCTTCTATGTAGTTACTCGGTTCGGGGTAGTCGTCCTCATCGTAGTGGGGAGCTTCTACTCTATCAGCTGCTTCCTTTCCAATTAACTCCTGCATGTCAAACTCATTTGCATTTTCAACATCATCATAAATAAATCGGTAGTTATCAAATTCTGAATCTAAATTCATTTCACCGAAAGTAGTGAGAGCTAATAATGTTTTGCCTGAGTGAGAGTCCCCTATTAAATTAATTAATCGTCCTTTTGAAAAAGCGCGATAAGGACTATCGCTACAAGCGCAATTTAATAGAGTAGAAGGAGTTGGAATGAGTGATCCCGGCTCTTCTATTTTTGTTTCTCTATTTCTTGTAGCGACTTGACTTGCTATTGATTCAGTTTTTGGTGCTCTTGTTCTTGCCACGAATAAACCTCATGAAGTTGTCCCTATAGATGTACCATCTCCCGCCTTTTCCTAGTTGGTAGCCAAGGTCATGCTCAACAATAAATTTAATAATAGTAGGCTTCGTAATACTTATTCCTACTTCTTTTTTAGCGAGCACCACTGCTTCTGATGGAGTTATTAATTTAGTATTCATTATTCTTTCTCCGGTTCTGTTATTGGACCAGCCCACTTGTAACCTCCGTCAACCCCACGACTCATAGCTAATATTTCGTAGGCGTCCACCTTTACTATTCGCACATCATTAATCCAATTTTTGCGCCAGTACCAACCTTTTCTAATTGGTTTTTCTTTTGTCCACTTCACTTCACTACTCCTTTAAAAATAGGGCGATGGCGATTCCGCCACACCTTTCGGTGCCAGGATTCGAACCTGGACGGGGAGGCATTTGAGGACATCCGGCCCCCAGAGTTACACTAATCACCTCGGCCTCTTGCGTCTACCAATGGCAAGTCTACACGTTGCCCAACCGAGCAACCACCCCTCGCGTCCCACAGCCTCAACTCACCAATTCCGCCACCGCCCTACTACTCATTATTTTTTTCTTTTTCTTTTAGGTTTGTCTTCCTTTTGCTTGTCTTTTTCATCTTGGCAAATATCCCATGATTTACAGTCGTCGCATTCATCATGGTCGTTACAGTCAGTTCCGAACTCGTAGTCGTGAGGACAGTCGGGGGTACTGTCGCTCCCTTCCTCCTTCTTATCGGGTTCGGGATCTTTTTTCTTTTTTCTTTCTCGCCTTGTTTTTTCCTTCGGCGGCTCCTCTTCGACTTTCTCTTTTTTCTTTTTCCGTTTTTTGCGCTTTGTTTTCTCTTCCTTATCCTTATCCCTATCCTCATCTTCATCTGCGTTTACTTCATAAAAAACTTCTTTGAGTTCGTTGTAGTTCAAGATGATAATAATTTTATCAAGGTCCTGTACTTCATCTAAAATAGATTCTTCGTAGTCGTCCCTTTCAACAAAGTCAATTCGGTTTGCTTTTAAAAATGTATTCTTGCCGAGTTTTTCTTTGCCAAATCTTACCTTTAAAGTATGTCCTCCCTGTAGGTCTGCGTGACCTGCAAAGTCATCGTCCTCATCGCTATCCAATATTTCTTCTTCGAGTTGTTTACCGAAGAGGTGGTAGGAGAAAAGAAAGAGTTTAATTTCTTCGTCCTTGTGGTCGTACACATTAAACAACTCTCTTTCTTTAGGTTTTAATTTACTTATAACATCATCATCTCCATCAGGGTCTTTCATTAACTCTGCTCTGTGTTCGCAAATTGGACATTTTTTACCTATAGTTTTTAATGGGCAGACCCTTGTCTCCTCACTTGCTCCAATTCCAAAGTGAACCCAAACAGTGCGCTGATACCACAACTCCCCTTCTTCTTGCTCGGGGTGATTGTCTACTGAAATTTCATAAGGCAGGATATCTATTTTGTTACGTCCTTTTTCAGGTTTGAACAACTCAACTCCATCCCCAACTTTCAACCATGGAACCCCGCTTGAACTCTCACGAGTTTCAGCTCGACCTCGTACTTTCCCTCTCATTGATTTTCTTTTTGATTTGCTTCTCGACATACTGTAGCTCCTTTTCTTGTTCTGTTAATACTGAAGTTAATGTTAACTCTACTCCTCTTGTCCATCCTGAAGCTGTTGCTTTTGCTGCTATGTACAGCCACATTGGAATTAAGAACCAAACGAATACAATTAAAAGTAGTACATTAAATATAGTACTCATTTTGTCAGCCTCTTCTTTTGCCGTTTTCTTGCTGCTTTTCTTTTTGCTTCCCTTGTATAATCTACATCAGTTTCTGCAAACATTTCATCTTGTTGAATTTTTCTAACTTCCTGCATCGCTACTTTTTTTTGAAATCGTAAAGTATCGTATGCTGTTTCAATTAGGTCAATTTCGTATTCAGCATTTATTAATTTCGCTTTCGCTTTTTTATGCCGATCGTGAGTTCTGTAATAGGCTTCCAGTTGTGGTCCGGTTGCTTTTGAGTTGTCTTGTTTGCATTCAGTTATCAACTCTGCTTTTATTACCTTTACTTCCTCCCACAAATCTGCTTTTTTTCTTTTTGCTTTTGCCAACTCCTTCCCATAGTTGCCGACAAGGTTAGATTGATTTAACCACTCTTTTTCAAGTTCGTCTTTATTAATTTCTCTATCCTTTTCATAGTTTAACCTTGGCATGTTTTCCCCCTTATATATTATATACAATTAAACGCAAAGTAGCAGTCCATTTATTCTGCATAAAGACTTTCATAGCAGTACAAAATGAGTCCTTCCCTGCCATTGTCGTAGAGTGGTTCCCTAAATGAATCCATTATTAAATAAGGTCTTCCTGTTTGTTTATCTGATTTTGCGTTGAGTAGTGTGTTCGCCATATATCGTAGTACTAAACGTCTTAGAGATTCGGGGTCTTCTTGGGAGAGTCCTTTTAAAATACCAGCTATAGTTTTCCAGCTTTGTTTAGTGATTAGTGCTCTCGCAAGTTTTATTACTTCCTGCTCTTTTTCAGCTTGTATGTTTACTAGCAGTAACATGTCCCTTTTCTTTAAATCAATTATTTTGTCCAAAATATTTAATGCTATGCCGGGAGACCCCAAAGAGCTATATGCTATCTCTTCTAATATATCTTTTGGAACCTTCTTTTTTTCTTCATCGCAAACATTTTTCAAAAAAGGAATTAGTACATCCTCATCAACTGGAAATACTTCGTAGTGAGTACACCTTCTTTTCAATGTGACTTTTAATTTTTGCGGATCAGTAGTGCATAAAATAAAGTAGACATGTTCTGGTGGATCTTCCAATGCTTTTAGTAGTGCTTCCTGAGCAGGAGTTGTAAGCATGTGACATTCGTCCAATAGCCATACCCTGCACTTGCCTGAAAATGGTGATAGTCGCATGTGTTTTCTAATATCCCTAATAGTGTCAACTCCTCTAAAATCAGCAGAATCTATTTCAGAGTAGTCGGGCGTTTCTTTTTCAGGGTCACTGGTAGCTCCTAAGGTAGTTGCAATAATTCTTCCTAAAGTAGTTTTTCCACATCCCGATGGACCCGTTATTAAAAAGGAGTGCGGAATATTTTCCCCTGTTAATTTTGAATCGAGTGCTCTGATAGTTGGTTCACTTCCTATGAACTCCTTAAGCTCCCAAGGCCTGTAATCAATTTGCAGTACCATTTCTTTTCTCCGCTAATCTTTTGATCTTGGTTTTTTGTATGTCCTCTACCGGCACGATAATATATAATTTATTTTTATCGTATCTTTTTCCAATCCTATCTATTTTTCCATCGTAGTACAGTCGGGATAAATGAGTTCTAATTGTCGCATCTTCCATTTGTTCAAATCTACTTTTCATTACTCCTTTAAACATTTCAAAAGTAAATCTTTTTGGCATAACTTTCTTTAGGATGAAGTTAACCGTGTCATTGACTACTCCTTTATATTTTATATCTTTTATCACAACTACCTCCTAAAATGGAATTTCGTGAATAGTTCTGCAAACAGGACATTCCCATTGACTATTATTTTTTAGCCACATCCAATCACTACCACATTTAATGCATTTCGCTTTCTTCACTTCTTCTTTTTCATACCAACTCCCATTGACAGGAGTGAACTCAGCATCTATTACAAGTGGTACAATAATCCAAGGCCAGTATGTCACTATATCTTTAGTCATTACCTGTTCGCATTTTTGCATGACTTCATTTACTTCCTTGCAGTGAACGTCCATGACCATACTATCATGAATTTGACCTATGATTTTTGTTTTTTTATTGGTCAACTTCAACCAGTTATTTATTTCTATTAAAGACCATAGTAGACAATGGAATGCAGGACCTTGAATCGGCATGTTGATTACTTTGTTTCGCGCCATATATCCTTTGCAGACGAACCCTGATTTCAGGTATACTTCCCCTGTCCTGCAATACTCATCCCAGATGTCCAATTTCCATTCGGCATATACTTTGAATTTTTCTTTCCAAAAGTAGTTCTCTACTTCTTTTATATGACTTTCAAATTTTTTATAGGTTCCTATTCCTTGCTTTTTTAAATGAGAAAGTAAAGGAGTTGAGTCGTTTAATTTTAATTTCAGAGTAGTAATGGAGTTCCATAAATCAGTAGCATTGTGAACGTAGTAGTCCCCATAAAATTGCGGAAATATGAATTGGTTTTTTCCACAATACCTAATGTCTTTAGTCATTTGCTCTTTTGGAACCTTGTAGCACATCATTGCCATGTCGCGATGCATGTCTCTACTAGGATCGTTTATCTCTTTTATCATTTCGGGGTCTTTGTGGTTACATGCTGCAATTTTAACTTCCTGCCCCGAGTAGTCAACTTCAATAATAAGGTGCCCCTGTCTTGCTTTAAATGCTCTTCTTACTATCTTTCTAATTAGTGGAATGCGTACTGGTTGATTTTGAAAATTTATATTGGAAGAGGAACCCCTGATAGAGCGAGTAGTATGCAAGTGAAAGAAAGGGTGAAGTAGTCCATCCACTGTCTCTCTAACAATGTTGGCTATGTAGGTATTACTCGCTTTGTTAAGACGCTCTCGAAGTATAATGTCCTGGATAACAGGGTCTGATAGTTGTTCCATCACTTCTTGTTTTGCTGAGTCAATTTTAAATACTTTTGCTACTTGAGCTTTAGAATCTAAATTAAATTTTGCGCCGTACTCCTTTCGCCATTTTTTAATAACGGGAGCTTTAAATATTTTAGCTTCAAGTTTTTCAACTCGTCTTTTAAGGTGAAGTTGTTGTTTTTTGCAGTACTCAACATCAACTACTATTCCGTTTTCTTCAACATCAGCAAGAGCGAGTACTCCATCATGAAGTAGTTTGTATCCACTATAGGTTGTCGCTTGCATCATTT